CCGCACTATTGCCCATAATCTTGGGTCAGTGCCGGGTTGCATTATTATTAAGCGTACAGATGCAATTGAAGATTGGAATGTTTACCATCGTAGTTTGGCAAACACCCAATATCTGAATCTCGGCCTAACAGCGGCAGCACTTACAGGAACTACACGCTGGAACAGCACAACACCGACAGACACAGTTTTTAGTTTAGGAACTTCTACAGGTGTTAACGCATCTGGCGGCACATACATCGCATATATCTTTGCACATGACGCAGGGGGATTTGGCCTGACTGGTACAGACAATGTGATTAGCTGTGGGTCAGTAACTGCTACAGGTGGAAACGTATCTGTTAATCTTGGATATGAGCCGCAATGGGTTCTCGTTAAGAACGCATCATCAGCTGAAAACTGGCGTTTACTTGACAACATGAGGGGGATTTCTGCGGCTGATACTCCTTGGTTGTATCCAAACACATCAGGAGCAGAAACAACAGGAAACTCTAACTGGAACAGTCTTACAGCAACCGGTTTTAATTTACTTGGATGGGGCGCATCGGGAAACACCTACATCTACATAGCCATACGCCGTGGCCCGATGAAAGTGCCTACGACTGGGACGAGTGTGTTTACACCAGCAATACGCACAGGTGATGGCGCAACTTCGGTTAACGTAACAAACGCAACTTTCCCCGTTGATCTTGCAATTGGTCGTGGAAGAAATACATCCGCAGCTACTCCAGTGTGGATAGATAGACTGCGTGGGGCAACTCGTCAATTACGCTCTGATAACACAGACGCAGAAGCCGCATCAACCATTATGAGTTCGTTGGCATCTCAAACTGGGTGGATAGGTTCAACAGGTGGATCAGGTTCATGGAACACCTCTTCTGTTAACTATATTCAATGGTATATGAGACGCGCCCCCAGCTTCTTTGATATTGTTTGCTATACGGGGACGGGGGTTGCTAGAACTGTGACGCATAACTTGGGTGTAGTGCCTGAGTTGATGATTGTTAAACGCAGAAGTCAGGCAGAAGAATGGGCTGTGTATTTCGGTGATGCAACAAAATATATAGCACTTAATAGTACTTCTGCATCTGATACAGCATTGCGTTTTTGGAACAATACCGCACCAACAACTTCAGTATTTACAGTGGGTGATGGCACTTGGGTAAATACGTCAGCGGCTACCTACGTTGCCTACCTCTTTGCAACCTGCGCTGGTGTAAGCAAAGTAGGCTCATACACAGGTACAGGCACTACAAAACAAATTGATTGTGGCTTTACAGCAGGGGCGAGATTCGTACTAATTAAACGTACCGACAGCACTGGTGACTGGTATGTATGGGACACGGCACGTGGCATGGTTGCGGGTACAGACCCATCCTTGTTACTTAACACCTCTGACGCTGAAGTTAACGCAAACAGCGTGTATGCGGCTTCAACTGGCTTTCAAATCGTATCAACTGCGGCTGGCATCAACGCATCAGGTGGTACTTATATCTTCTTGGCAATCGCATAAGGAATCATCATGCAAATACGAACAAATGACGGGCAAGTAATGTACGAATCAGAGTTTCGTGCGTATCAAAAAGCCAATGGTGGCCCTACATGGGACATAACAACAACTGAGGTGCTTGAAGCATTGGGTGCTGATGTAGTCTTTGAAGGCCCACAAGCCTCAGGTGGCACTGTTTACCAGACTTCAGTCTATGGCGGCATTGAGCAGATTGAGGGCAAGTGGTACACAAAGTGGAATCTAGGCCCATCGTTCTTTGACACTGAAGATGCTGAAGGCAATGTCACCACTGCTGCTCAGAATGAAGCTGCTTACAAAGCCGCCAAGGATGCAGAGCAAGCCAAGAGTGTTCGGGCTACTAGGGACACCAAGCTGTCTGAGACTGACTGGCGTTTTCGCAGTGACATGACACCATCACAGGCGTGGAAAGACTACTGCCAAGCATTGCGGGATGTGCCATCTCAGGCTGGTTTCCCTTGGACTATTGAGTGGCCTGAGCAACCATGAGCGAAGACAACACCACCAAGATAGCTGTACATGAGGCTGTTTGCGCAGAACGTTATGCCGCCATTGAGAAGTCTTTCATTAATGGCGATAAGCGCATGACTCGGATTGAGTACCTGATCTATATCGTGATTGCCTCTGTGCTGTTTGGGCCAGGCGTTGCCGGTGAGTTTGTGAAGAAGATATTGGGGCTATGAAATCGACCCGCTCACCATCTTGCTGGCCGCCAGAGCCTGCGTTAGTGCTGTTACAGAGGGAGTCGCTCTGTACAAGCAGGCCAAAGAGTCTTTCATGGAAATCAAGTCCACTGTTGACGAAGTTGTTGGTGTTGCCACAGAGGTTAGAGGATTCTGGTCAAAGCTATTCGGATCAAAGCCAGAGGCCAAACAGCCTGTCCAGCAGACGCGAAAAAAGGCAAAGTACGAAGCAGTAGACGAAGCGGTGGTGATGTCAAATATCGTCACTCAACTGTCTACTTTTTTTCGTTTGCAGGATCAGTTGGCGGCACATTTGAGAGAAGAGGAAGAGAAGAGTAAGACTGTCTACGATCCTGACGCAAATTTGATGGAAGCTGCCTTGAAGCGAATCATGGCTCAAGATCAGATGGCGGCGCTGGAGGTGGAGATAAGAGAGGCGATGGTGTACGGCGCTCCGAAGGAGATGGGGGCCTTGTACAGCCGGACGTTTCAGATGCGGGACATCATTAAAGCAGAGCAAGACAAAGCAAGGAAAAAGCGAGATGATGAATCATGGCAACGCAAGGAAAAGGAGCGGCTCCTAAACGAAAGGCAAGCGTACCTACTAGCGACTTTGCTTTTCCTCCTGTATATGTGGCTTCTCCTCGGCCTCTTGAGCAGGATTGGGAAATAGTTATGGGGTACATCGCAGCCTTAATTTTGGTAGTTGTGTTGCTCCCTCTTCTCGGTATGCTGTACATGGATGTGCTTCAAACCAAAAAAGAGGCTCAGACTCAAATTGAAAAAATGCAAAAATTACGCACAGACATTGAGAAACAACAGCGGGAGAAAGAAAAATGAATGTGTATGAGATTTGGATTCTGTCGGTCTTGCTGGTGGCTTTGACTGGTTGCGATGATCGTTACAGATATAAGTGCCAAGACCCATTGAATTGGCAAAATGCCGAATGTAAGCCGCCAATCTGTACAGCAGCAGGAACTTGTCCTGAGATGTTAGTTAAACCAGAGGAGAAGAAGTAATGCCAACAGTAGGATACAAACCTAATAGCCGCCTGAGTGCTGACTGGAGCAATGGCGGCCATCGATAAGGTGTACACCCAGCAGATTTCGACAATAATGGTTTTCATCACTGGCGTGTTGGGTGGCGTAGCTGGTAGGTCTGGCGTCAAGGCAATAGCCAACGCTACCGCCAAGGCTGAAGCAACTGACAACGATCCTCCAGCACCATGAGTCTGTTTAATCCTTGGGTATTGCTAGGCATTCTGATGGCGGTAGTTGGTTCATTTGGTGGTGGTTATCTCAAGGGGTCAGATGATGAGCTTAATCGTCAACAACTTGAGATTGCCGCCTTGAATGCTGAAGCTAGGGTAAAGGAACAAGCTCTAATATCTGCCATTCAGACTCAATCTACCAAACTTCAAAAGGCGAATCAAGATGCAAAACTTGCTCAACAAAAGCGCAATTCTGACATTGACTCTGGTGCTTTGCGGTTGCGGCTCCCTGTCAAAGCCGCCAACTGCCCCATACATACCGGCACAGATACCGCCGTTGCCGCCAGAGATAGCAGTCAAGAGGGAGGCGAACTTGACGCAACGACTGCTCAAACTCTTATCGCCATCACAGACGATGGAGACGAAGCAATCAGACAACTTGCCTCCTGTCAGCAAGCCTACGAATCCATCTACGAAACCTTGAAAGGAACAAAATGAACTTATCTGCCAACTTTACGCTCAAAGAGCTAACAAAGTCAGACACTGCTACCAGACTGGGGTTAGACAATACGCCAAATGATGAGCAGATCGAATCATTGCGCTTGCTTTGCGAGAACATCCTACAGCCAGTGCGTGATCACTTTGACAAGCCTGTCAGGATTAGTTCGGGGTTTAGGGCTCCAGCCGTCAACCAAGCCACTGGTGGCTCAGCAACCTCAGACCATTGCAAGGGCCAAGCCTGCGATTTTGAGATTGATGGCGTACCTAATCCCGAGTTGGCAGAGTGGATAGAGAATAATCTCAAGTACACACAACTTATCTTAGAGTTTTACACTCAAGGGCAGCCAAATTCGGGGTGGGTTCACTGCTCGTTTTCCCCAGAAAATCTCAAGGCTCAATCATTGACAGCCGTCAAGGTGGCAGGCAAGACTCAGTATCTGAGTGGGTTGCAGGCTTAGTAGGCGCAGACAGGTCATAAGTGAAATAATCACGCCATGGCCAACAAGAAGCAACAGCTAGAAGTCCCATCAATCCCAAGCCTTGGCTTTGCGCCGGAGGGGTATCAGCGCAACTATTTTGCTGAAATCAATGGCGCATTAAACGGCTACTTCAGAAGCCTGATTAGCACGTTGGGTGCGCTGTTTGGCATTCGTGGTGGCAAGTTTATGAATAACCCCTATGGGGCTTTTCAGAGTACTGTTGACCAAACAGCGGCGGCGGCTAATACAGCCTACGCCATGACTTTAAACACAACTGACTACGCCAATGGCGTAAGTGTGGCGAGTAGCTCACGCATCACAGTGGTTGATAGCGGCATTTGGAATCTGCAATGGTCTGGTCAGTTTGAGAATCCTGATTCGCAAGACCATGATGCAAGGGTTTGGCTCAAGATCAACGGCACTGTGGTGGTCGGCTCAACTGGATTTTTTGCAGTACCAAGCAAGCATGGCAGTGTCAATGGACACGCTTTAATTGGCTGGAATTACTTTTTGAGCTTAAATGCAAATGATTATGTCGAATTGTGGTGGGAGACTGACAGCACCCAAGTCAGCATTCAAGCCTATGCTGCGGCAGGAAATTACCCATCAACGGCGTCACTTATTGCCACTTTGTCTTTTGTCTCAAACCTACCGACAATATAGCCATCATGTACATACCAGTTAAATTTCCACCAGGCATTTACCGCAACGGCACAGAATACCAATCCACTGGTAGATGGCACGATGCCAACCTAGTGCGCTGGTACGAAAACACAATCCGACCTGTCAACGGCTGGCGTTCAAAGTCAGCATCAACTGTCACCGGAGCTTGTCGTGCCATCATCACTTGGCGTGACAATTCTGCCAATTCTTACATCGGTCTTGGCACTCACTCCAAGCTCTTTGCAATGGACGTTTTGGGTGTCTTAAAGGACATCACCCCCACCGGATTTGCAACTGGCTTTGTTGATGCCACCAGCACCACTGGCTACGGCAAAAACCTCTATGGCTATTTTGCTTATGGCGTACCACGACCAGACACTGGAACAGCCAACGTAGCCACGACTTGGAGCTTGGATACTTGGGGCGAGTACTTGGTGGGATGCTCTGACTACGATGGCAAGATTTATGAGTGGCAACTAGGCTTTACAACCCCAACGCTGGCGGCGGCTATCACCAATGCACCAGTTAACAACAAGGCTATTTTGGTGACTGCTGAGAGGATTCTTTTTGCCCTTGGCGCCGGTGGCAATCCTCGCAAGGTGCAGTGGTGTGATCAGGAAAACAATACGCTTTGGACGCCTGCCGCAGACAATCTTGCTGGTGACTATGACCTAACGACAGGCGGTAGTCTGATGGCTGGCAAGAGGGTCAAGGGCATCAACTTGCTGTTTACCGATGTCGATGTGCATACAGCTCAATACATTGGTGCGCCATTCGTCTATGGCTTTGAGAAAGCAGGCTCTGGTTGCGGTTTGATCTCAACACAATCAGTGGCGGCTATTGATACGGCGGCGATTTGGATGAGTAAGTCAGGATTCTTCATCTATGACGGCTACGTCAAGCCATTGCAGTGCGATGTGTCTGACTATGTTTTTAGCAATATCAACTTGGATCAGCGGTCCAAGGTGACTGCTGTTCACAACAGCAAGTTTGGCGAGATTTGGTGGTTCTACCCCAGCAATGCAGGCATTGAGAATGATTCGTATGTGATCTATAACTACCGCGAAAACCATTGGAATATTGGGACATTGTCTCGGTTGGCAGGCACTGACGCTGGCGTGTTTACGCTTCCCCTGATGGTTGATGCGGATGGCGAAGTCAACGAGCATGAGGTGGGCTTTGACTACGATGGTGCAACACTGTTTGCCGAGTCTGGACCCTTAGAGATCGGCAACGGCGACAACGTGATGAGTGTGCGTCAGGTCATTCCTGATGAGCAAACACTAGGTGAGGCGCAAGTGTCTTTCAAGACTAGACTCTACCCTACAGGTACAGAGTCAACCTATGGACCATATACGGCGGCTAACCCCACCAGCGTGAGGTTTTCGGGACGGCAAGTCAATATGGTGGTGACAGGTGATGTGTTGGCAGATTGGCGCATTGGCGTGATGAGGCTAGACATTGTTGCCATGGGTAAGAGATAAAATTCAAGGTATTAAGGGGATAAAAAATGTTTGATATGCTGACTGGTCAATATAAAAATCTAGCGTCAAAGGGTAGATATGGTGACACCATGCTTGCCCATATTAACCCCGAAGAGGCGGCATTATTGAAGTCTATGGGTGGCGCTGGGACTATCAATCCTCAAACTGGATTGCGTGAGTTTTATGGTCTAAATCAATTTCAGTTTTTGCCACAAATTGAGCCCGAGCCACTTCCATCATTAGGACAAGCATTAGCCCCAGAATCATTGCAAAATTTGTCTACTAAATTAAGCACAATTACCATTCCCGAGCAACGTGGAGGAATGGGTACTGTTCAACCAGCATACGAGAAAATTGCACCCGAATTAAGTCAATATGCAGATAAACAATATGGCGGAATGGGTGCTGTCAAGGTTACAGGCTACACAGTACCCACTGAGCAAACATTTGCAGGCAAACCACTTGAAGCCAAATACGATGAAAAGGGTAACTTTATAAATTTGCAGATTGCTGGCGGCGATGTTTTATACCCTGATCCAAGCCAACCAAACATAGCTTCTTCACCAAAAATTAATGCAAAAGGCGAAATTGTTGACTATGGACTCTTTGATGTAACCCAGCAGGATAGTGGTGGCTTTGGTGACTTTGTCGGTGGGCTTTTAGAAGACTTTGCCCCAATGATCATAGCTGCTGTTGGTGCAAATCTTCTTGGTCCTACTGCTGGCGCAGTTACTGGCGGCGGCGGT